CGTCAGCAAAATCTAACTTCGCAGGCTTTAAGAAGTCTTCACCTCTATAAAAAATAGCAAAAGTTTGATAAGGCACCAAGACAGCATCGCCAATACTGGCGGTTGTTGTGGGATTGGGAGACACCGAAACGGTGGCGGCCTGTGAGGTGATTACACCGCTGGTAACACCCGTATAGTTTTGCGTTTGCGGAAAACTAGAAATAGTCTTATTCTCAATTTTATCCAACCCCGAAGGGCATTCCAGCATATTCGTAGACAAAGAACCGTTAGGCTCATTGACAGGGATAAGATTAACGCAGCGCCGATTGCTGTTCTTTGGTGTTGTTGACTCGTAAAACCCGTTAAGCGGTAGCTCCTGCATTAGTTCAAAGCCTCCGCAATCAAATCATCATCAGCCAGAGGGGCGCGCTGGTCATACTGCGAAAGAGTTTTTTTCTTGGTCAGGTCAACCATGATTATTCCTCAAAGCTAATGATAAAGCCGTCATCATCGGTAACAGAGACGCCAGCGTCGTCGGTCAGGTCTTCGATGTAGTCAGTGCCAAGCTCTTGATACTGAGCATAAACAGAACCGCATCTTCCGCGTGCATTGCCGGCACCAAGAGGCATGAACGGGTTACTGACAGTAGGTGGTGGCGTAATGCTGAAAAGCGCCCTATAAGCGTTACCGGCGTTCAGGCGATAGGTAGGCGATACAAACAAGTCTAATTGATCTGCAAGCTCACAAGCTAAGTTCATGCGGGTGACTTTCAAGAATTGAACTAGCAGCCCTGACTCGTCGGTCAATGCGGTAGTCTCATCTTGAAGGTATCCAATATCAACACCTTCATTCAGCCATGCCGCCATCATTTGATCTAATGTCCGCAAGCCACGCGCAAGCAAGGTGGATTCGTAATCCCCGTTGAATGAGATGTCGTCCAGTGCTTGCTCTATGATTGTCTGTTTCGTTGTCATGCCTAGCGCCTATGAACGAGACGACCAGCTATTGCCGGTCAATCCTCTGGGTTAATCTGTTTATTTTATCTTGGTTTCCGTCCTGCAATCCAATCTTATACAATCCTACGACATTCCTGTTCAAAGCCTCCTCATGCACTTCCTTGTGCATTGAGTGGCTTACCAGTTCTTCTATTGAGAAATATTTACAGCGGTAGCTCATTTGCGACCCTCCTGACAGATTGATCACACTTAATCGCTATCACGCTGTATATTGAGACCGTTAGGGCGTCAAGCATCGACCCGATTGATCCGAACATTACCGACCTTGTAAGTAAATGACGAAGAGCCAACAAGTGTCGTTTCAATCCTAAAAAACAATCTATCTGATGTTATTCCGTCGCCAATTTCTATAATCGGGGTGACAAAGACCCCGCCAATTTCACTGGCAACCACTTGCCCCTTATTACCAATAAGCGGAATTTCCGGCATGACATTTCCAATGTTGTAGGCGTCTTCTTTTATAGCTGATGCCGTTTGACCGAAAGTTGCTACCCCATCAAAATCATATATCACTGCATTTATTGCCCTTATTTCACCCGAGGCAGACGTAATAAACATATCAAAAGATGCTCTAAATTTATCCCCAGTTGAAAATCCAGAGGTTGAAATTTCACTGTTATAATCAAAACGATGAGTTGACGATCCTGTGGTGTTTGTCAACTCGATAACTTGATAGTTTCCAGGCCCGTCATTTCTAACCTCAATGCTTGCCGTCGCTGTCATAGCTCCCGACGTGACACGGTTCTGCCAGTTGTCAGCAACTACGCCAGAGGCTGTACCGGAGCCGCTATTGTTTGTCCCGCCAGTGCCAGTCATGTATCCGTCAATGATTGATCCGAACGGACTCAAGTCAGGGTCGTATGCCGTTCTTGGCGACTCTTGAGAAGTTATCGTTCCGAAATTGAACGCCTCAGCTATGCGCTTAGCTCTGATAATGCCACCCTTAACTGACTGATGTATCCCATCCGACACATTAAAACCAGAAGCCGGCTCGCCGGTATCATCTATGTAATCACGCTCGTGGTCGGCTATGACGACGCCATTCAAATAACAGTAATCGCGCAATTTACTGTTATAGCCAGCGGATACAATTCCAGACTGCGCAATCCATGAAGAATCCGCTCTTGGCGTGTCAATTTCAACTATCGGCACGATTCCTGAAGAGCGCAACTTTGTGATTATCGAAACCATCACACTCAAGGCGCGATCATCTGCGCCCGCCGTGTAATCAACAGCGAACGTATTTGTTCCGCCGTTTACAATACAAACATCTGGCAGTTCGGATGCATTTAGCATCAAGTCAATCTGATCCTCTATTTCTGAAAGCGTTGCGCCGGATACCGCGTAATTATAAATCTCCTTAAAATCAACCCCGGTCAATGCTGTCAACCATGTCAACACACCCCTGTTTGATTTGTTGAACTGATTAATGAAGCTATTGTCAATCCTGCTATCACCGGCAGCATAAACTTTTAACGCAGGTACGCCGAACGCAGTCCTGTTGGAAACACCAACAGCCCCCCCAACCTCCGCCGGAGTCATGCCGCCAGTGGCTCCAAACAGTCCGAACGGCGTAATCGCTTCGCCTTCTTCGGTGTCTGAGATAACTACAGAACCTGAACCTGAAACACCTTGAACAATGAAACGATATTGGCTTATCTCGCCTGTGTACTCGATTGTCTGCGGGTTGACTTCAGAAAGAAACGTATAATCAACCTCCGACCAATTTGACCGGCCAGGGGATTTAGACTGAATGGTAATCTTGCCGCCTTGTGGCGCACCATTTACAGCTACGATAATTTTATGAGTACTGGAATCGTTACGAGCGCCCTCGGTCACGATTGCAGAGTCGCCTTCTGTGTATGAACCATTCACCAATGGGATAATGTAACGCATTCCAGTTTCCTCTATTCAGTTACGTTTAATTCTGCTTTGGCTTCAGCTTCGGCAAGCTGCTTTTCCATTGTCTCGATTTTAGCACGACCGCCCGGATTAATACCGTAGGATTTCAGCTTGTCACGAATTTCTCGTTCGTAGTCGCCACCATCAACACCGGCGACTTCTACTTCGGTCTTTACTTCAGATAGTGATGACACCCATCCATCAGAAAGATATTCGCTCTTTTTATCTTCCTTAACGGATTTAATGGTGTATGCCGTACCGTCTTTGGTGACCCAGTCGCCACCAGCTTTAAATACATGAATCATAGGTTACCCTCAGTTTGTAAAAAGGGGGCCGAAGCCCCCTCTTGTTACGCTTGGTTGTCGAGAATACAGCCGAGCATTTCAGGGTGGATGACGGCAGTGTCAAAGTAAATCAAAGTTTTACAGTTGAGCACTTCGTTGTGGAAGTCCCATTCATAGGTCATGCGCATTGGCAGACCGTTGTCTGTAATGGCCTCAACCACATTGACGTTGTTTGCCTCTGGTGCCACAGGCAGGCGACCAGGAACAATCACTGTCGATTCAGGAGTGTAGAACAGCGAAGGCGCGCTGCTTGCAATGTTCAGGATGGTGACAGCCGCAGTATCTGCCGCCTCCGCTGAACAGTTAGCATACGGGCCGCTGGTAACAATCGCAGGAGACACAACAGCCGAACCAGTAGTGGCAGACAGGACAGTAAATGTCTGAAGCTCACCGTTATCGGTGCGAGTTGCTTCGTTCAGCGCATTTACACCAGCAATGGTGAACTTCGTTCCGACCGGCAATTTACCAGCGGTAGCACCAGTAATCGCCAAGGTCATCTGGCGGTTATCCAGATAGAAGTTACCAGCACTGTCATACGTCGATACAGTGTGAGACTGATCACCATTGATTGCCAGACCAGTGGTTGCGTTAGCAGCCAGTGTTAGCAGGTAGTCAGAACGCATCGTGTCGAACGTGGCCAGGTCAGGAATCTTGGCACGAGTCAGCGCATCATCAACGCGAATGTCGCGTGAAGCATTGGCCAGCTCTTTTGCTACTTTGCGGTAATGAGTGTTCGACAGAAACAGCTTTTTGTCGAACGAACTCAGGCCGCGATTGAGCATTGTGGTTTCAGCATCAATGGCAAGGTTATAGTCAAACGCAGTCGTTGAAGTCTCAACAATAGATGACTTGTTAATCATCTCCTGATAGAGAGTGGTATCAACTGCATAGGCAATGTCTTTTGCCATGCCTTTTTTAACGCGCTCCATGCGAGCCGGGTCACGCAGGTCTTTCGTGCTGATTTGCGTCAGAATACGTTTTGCTTTGTTTCGGCGCACCGGGATCATGCGGTCTGTCAGGTCTTGAAAGTCAGAGCCTGAAGATACATGACCATCCTGAACCGTAAAGCGGTATTCTTGAGGGATGTATTCAATGTCAGCACCAGAGCCGTCAGACTCAGTTGTGCGACCCATGTCAGAAGCATCGGACATGTCGTACACGTCCACATCCTTCGAGAGTGTCATGTTCATTGAGGTGGTTTCAGCTACCTCTCCGAACAGTGTGTGCATCTTATCTTTTGCGAATGAATTAGCCATTTTTAGCTACCTTCCTTTAAGCGTTTTTTGGCTGCCGACATTGCTTTAAAGTCTTCAAGGCGACCAGTTTCTTTATATCGCTTCTCAGCTTTTTGAAACTCCGCCTGAAGGCTACTAACAGCGCCGCCGCCAGATATTTGTGGTTCTGGTTTGGTTTCGATTTTACGCTTTGGCTGAATCTTAACCTTTTGCGAAGCCTTGCGAAGGATACGAACAACAGCTCGCTCGTCCTTAGCACTTTCGGCCACTTTTTCAAACACTCCCGGAACTTCCGCTAGTGCTAAAACAGATGTGGCGTAATCAATACCATAAGTTGAGCAGATTTCAGCAATGCCATAAGACACCTGCTCAAAATCAGCACCAGCATCAGTAACTTTCGACTTCAGCTTGTTCTCTGATTCGTCATAGGTTTTCAACTGAGAGCGCATACGTTCCGCACTTTCAATCTGTTCCTCTAGCACGCTTTCATCAATTGTCGCTTGATTCTGTTGCGCTGGCTTTGGCTTGGTCGAAACCTGGCTCTGATTCCACTCTAGCAATGCAGCGGCATACGCCTCTTCATCGTAGTCATGGTCAGAAAGCGTCGGTCTCTTCTTCGCTGTCAGCTCACGCAGCATGGCTTCCTGCTTTGCAAGACGCTCCTCAAGCTCTGCCTTTTCACGCTCAGCCTTTTCACGAGCTTCACGTTGCTTCTTAAACTTCGCCGCTTTCGCTTTGGCTACAGCTTCCCAATTCGTTTCATCTTTTGCCGTTTCAGTATCTGGCTCGGCTTCAACTGTCAACTCGTACTCATCTTGATCGGTATCGGCGTCTTGTGGTGTAACGCCTTCCTCTACTTCATCCACCACAGAATCGGTAGGTTGCTCAAGTTCGCGCTCGTCTTCAGTCATAGTTCCAGAATCACCCATTTGATAATCTCCGTCAGGTGGTAACGTAAACACGGTAAAGCACCG